CTTGCGATGGAAAGCCTTCACCAAGTCGCCCGTTATCTTCTTGCCATACTTCTCTATCATATCGGGGCGTTTGGCTCTATCCAAGTCCTCTATATCGTCTAAAATAGCCAAGTCGGGGCGATACATCCCAAAACGCAAGCCCCTAAAAGGTTGATTAAGCCCTAAGGCTTTGAAGTGCTTGCCGTCAGTAGTTTGAAAATCTCCATCCGACCAATCCCCATAAGAGAGTTGCAAACCAAAGTCTTTGATAAACTTCTGGTTATTTTCTAAGTGCGCTTGTAGGTCGGATAGTAGTATTTTAGCCAAGCCCTCGTTAGCCCCTATGAGTATAGGAAAGAAGGTGAGGTTATTCTGCTTGAGGTGACAGATATTGCCCACATTGGATTGTATGGACTTACCTGCACCCCTAAACTTCTTTCTGAATTGGCGTATAAACGGGTCCTTGTACAAACGAATATAGTCGTCAATATGAAACTTAGGTGTCTTTGCATCCCCCAAAGGCAAACCACTGTCTAAGCCAAAATAGTAGTCGAAAAACTCACCAGAGTTTTCTGGTTTTAAAAGTCGCTTGATACGTGCTTCCTGCTCGTCGGCTGTTTCCTTCTGTATAGCCTCGTAGGTAAGTTCCCTAATCATTTTTGACTTCGAAAAATAGCGTTCTTTGGCTTCTTTGAGTTCTGTTTTAGTCATCTCCCTTCTGCAATAATTCGGTTATATACATATCAAAGTAAGGGCGTATTTCCTTGATTGTGTTCATATAGGCTTCACGCTTTTTGCCCGTGCTTTGCCCTGCTTTCTCTAAGATAAAGTTAGAGAAGCCGTCAAGGCTCTCCATAGTGTATACCGCTATCTTGTTATGGTCGGTAATGCGGTCAAAGGCGGCAACGATTTTAGTAATATCGTCCGCCTTATAGGGCAAGGGTTCGCCCCGCTCAATAGCCTGCGCACACTTGAGCGTGAGCTTGCGAATATTGGAAGGTCTGAGCGTTTGTAGTTCTCTCTCCTCGTCCCATTTGCCCTCCTCACGCCATTTGCCGAGTGTCTTAATGCCTATACCTGTCATTTCCGATATATTAGATATACTAAAGCCCTTAGTAAAAAGTTCTTTACCTTGCGACCTCTTATAGTCTGCCTCTACAGCTGTCAATCGTGCCATATCTTATTGTAGTAATTGATTTATCTTGTTATTAATCTCATCAAACTTCACCACGTTGTTAGGGGCGAAATTACCAACTCCTGCGGGGGTTTGTATGATAGCTGTTTTAAGTTCGTTTAAAAGTTCGTTTAAAAGACTTTTAAAATTTACTTCACCCCTTTGTAAGTGTACCCCCGCTTTGTCTATGGTAAGCTGAGTATCTTCTATCTGTAGGCTCACGCTCTCAATCTCGCTATAAGCTACCACATAGTAGCGGTTTTCGTCCTCCCCAATAGAAGCAATCAATACGCTACTTCCTACCTTTGGGAAAAGGTAAAACCGCTCAACATTATCGTTAATCACCGAAGCCAAGCGCACAATATATTGTAGCTCATCGTCTTTCACCACGCACGTGCCTTGCGCTTTGTCTACTGATACCACTTCTACGGCTATGGTGGGAGTTTTGCGTTTGCCTATCTGCCTAAGCCCTTCTGCTAATTCTCTATCTATACTCATAATCTTGCTCCTATGGTTACTTGTCGGCGTGCCCCATTACGCCCAAAGGTAGTTTCTACCTTCTTAATGAAGTAACGCTCGTCTATGTCTTTCAGTTCTTTGTCAATAATATGTGCCTGCATACCACGTGTGGCATAGGGAACTAAGAAACTCGTTATAGAGCCGTCAAAACCGTCATACTTTAGCTTTTCCATTTCCGCTCTTGCCATATCTCGTAGCTTAGCCTCATCGCTCACCACAGAGGTGTGAAAGGTTCTTAACTCGCCATCAGGGTCGCCCTCTTCTACAGTTTTCTTTTTGTTGTTCTTATCTATGTAGGTATATCGTATTTTTAGTCTACGTTCGTCCTTGGTACGATATTCCAAGTCGTTCGTCACGATGTTATAATTAAGGTCATAACGTGCTGTTTGTCCTATATTGGTAAGCTCCGAAAGCCCCGCGTATAGCTTGCCCTCATCGTTGATAAACACACTTAGGCGAAACTCCTCTTTGAGCTTTTCCAATACCTGCGTACCATTAGCGTTGCGAATAAGCCATTGGTCCAACTGCATTTGAGGTATATTATCAGCCAAGGTAATAGGAGTGTCTTTCACTACCTCCTGCAATACTTCTTTAAGGCTTGTCTTTTGCCACGATTTGTTGATGTTTTTTCGTCTAAGCAAATACATAGCGTCTTCACATTCTATGCTTACGGGAGTGCTTGGCTTGACTTTCTTTACATAGCCTTCAAACTCCACTCCGCTATACACCCCTTCATAAGCAAGAGTAATGCTCACCTTATCGCCTGCTTTGATAGCCTTTTCCGTATAGAGGCTATCACCTCCTTTAGCTACTTTAAAATGGGTTGGCAGTTCAATCGTACAGGTGTCGGCTAATTCGTCTACCGATTTGGTAATTTTCACACTATGTACAGCCTTGAAGGTGTAATCCCCTATTTTGATAATTGCTTGTAATACAAACATTAGTATAAGTTGTTAAGTTGGGTTCGTTTTTCGTCTAACTCGGCATAGAAGTCCATATCCGACACCGCTTTGATGGTATACTTTTGTATCCCCTCCTTGCCCTCCATCGCTTCAAAGCTAATATCTTTCAAAACAATGTTACGAATATCAAAGAGGGTAAAGAGTTTGTTGCCCACTACCTCCAAACTCTCATTCTTTTCAAACAAACGGTTAAGGCTTTGCACTTGTGCAGTAGGGTACAAGTCGGGGTTGTTAGTATCTATGCAAAGTCCCTTGATAGTAATTTGCCAATCTTCAGTGGCTATGTACTCCTTTACCTTGCCCCTGCGGTGCTTACCTACGGTTGCTGTCTCTACAATGGTTTTAGTGAGTGAAAAGCTCACCAAAGGTTCATTAGGGAAGAGCGTTTGCACGCCTGCTTTATCGGCAACCTTAAAGGTCATAAAGTATTGGCTACCATTGCTACGCGCTTCACTAATATTGGAGAGACTCGGTAGTACATATTTCTTTTTATTATTAGCCCACCACGAGGGGAATGCTGGACCTACATAGTCCAAAAAAGCCCGCGCGGTGAGTTCTTTCAAATCAAAATCCATTCGTTAATGATGTTATTTTCAATGCAAAGGTCATACATATAAAGTAGCCAATGAAATTGCTGTCCAAAGTTTGGACAAATTCAGTACAAAATTTGGGGCAAATAAGCCCAAATTTTGGATGCCGATTTTTATATTGGCAAAAACCTGCTGACTTTTGCACCAGAATTATAAGATGAACTAACACCTATTTGCTAATGAAACACCAATTTATCATCAATACCGAAAATGTAAACAGCTACGGTTACCGTATCCTTACTGATGGTATTGACTACAAACAATATATGCGCAACCCTGTCGTACTCTTTATGCACGAAAGAGGTGTTAATGCCTATAAGGGTAGTGAAGTCATTGGGCGTTGTACGAGGCTCTACAAAGAAGGGACTACCCTTATAGCCGAAGTAGAGTTTGACGAACAAGACGATTTTGCTAAGAAGATAGCAGGGAAGGTGGAACGTGGCTATATACGTATGGCTTCTATGTTTGCAGAAATAAAAGAAGTATCTACCGAACCACAACATATTTTAGAAGGACAAGTCTATGAGACTGTAACCGCTTGCAAGCTTGTGGAAATCTCCATTGTTGATATAGGAGGCAACGACAACGCTTTGAAGCTCTCGAAAGATGGCAAACCTTTTCAACTCAAAAAAATAGTAACTAATAATACATCAAACAATATGGATATTAAAGTGATAGCCCTTGCCCTTGGTATGGGCGAGAATGTGAAAGAAGAGGCAGTACTAAGTGCCTTACATAATCTAAAAACCGCCAAAGAAAATGCAGAAGCTGAAATAGTAGCTTTGAAAAAGACTATTAGCGACACTCGCACCGCCGAAGCTACTACCTTAGTAGACAAAGCTATTAGCTTAGGACTTATTCCGGAAGCTCTCAAAAAAAGTCAACTAAAGCAGTTTGAAGCAGATTTTGATGGACAAAAAGCCGTACTCTCTAAACTTGTAGCCGACAAAGAAGCTGAAAATACACAGCAAGGGAAGGCTAACACAGTACGTGAGGTAGTGTTGGGGATAGGAGCAAAACCAACAGGTACAGCCGATGAGAGCTTTGACTACTTGCAAAAGAAAAACCCCGAAAAGCTCCGAGCTATCCGAGACAAAGAGCCTGAAGAGTATGCACGTTTAGCAAAAGAATATGCCAACGGCGTGCGCTACACAGAAAAGTAATTTAATAACCTTTTAAAAACAATTTAAAACAGTATGAAATTATCATTAAAAGCATTGACAATTAATGTGGTTTTGGCATTCCTTGCCTCCCTTTTTATAGCTCCAGCTTTGGGTGCTTCTGTACCCGTGGTAGCTACAGCTATTGTAGCTACTTCCACCGTAGCCCAGTACGTAGCCCCCGAACTCTTTAAGGGTATCGCAATGGAAGGACTCCAAACCGAAGTATGGATAGCAGGTATTAAAGAAAACCCTGTACCTAATAATTCGTTTATATACCAAAGTGTAGACTTGTCGCAATATGTAGAGCATAACAAGTTACACCTTGCTGAAGCGGGTGTGGAACCTGCCGTACACGAAGATTATTTTGCTACGGCTAATAACCCATTGCCCGTTACCGATATTACCGATATAGGTAATGAGGTAGTATTACACACCTATTCTACCGAACAAACACGCCACCGCCAATTGCAAGAAATTGAGCTTGCCTACGACAAACGATCCAGTATTATCGGGCGCCATCGTTTGTCATTAGAAAACAACTTAGGGAAACGTGCAGCATATGCTTGGGCTCCCAAAAAAAATGATGATTGGAATAAGGTGTGCAACCTCTCTGCCAGCGACTCGGTGATAGATGCTATTATCGACATTAAGTCCTTTTTGGAGGGTAAAGACATCTATAATGGTATTAACATCTGTCTTAATGCCGACCACTTTGCTCGTATCCGCAAAGAAGATAAGCGTCTTTATAAGGATATTATGAACGAAAACCAAATGTATGGCATTAAAGTATTTCAATACAACCAAACTCCCCTCTACACCAAAACAGGTGAAAAGAAACCTTTTGGGGCGACCAAGGACACTGACGACAAACAATCGTCTTTCGTATGGGTTACCGACGAGGTGTTCCGTTGCTTCGGTGATGTAGAGATGTACGCTACTTTGCGCGACTCCGGTTTACAAGCTGATACTATTTCCTTCGCACAACGTGCCTTAGTAGGGGTTATCCGCGCCAAGAACCCTAAATATTTAGGAGCAATCTTATAGTATAGGAAAAACAGTAGGGTGAGCGGACGAGCTTAATGGTATCCATACCTCACCCTACTCCTATTATTAACTTTTAAATAACATTTAAGATGACAACAGCAGAAAAAGCAAAACAATATTTTGAGGAGAACAAAGCAACAAAAGAGCTCTTCGCTACCTCCGATGGCTTCCTCTTTTTGCTAAAGAAAGATGCACAAAACCACGCGCAAACCTTAGAGGATAGCACTGTGGAGGAATTCAAGTCAGAGGCTTCAAAGCAGTATGATGCTTCTGACAAGTCCGAGAGCCCAGAAAACTCAGAGGAAGTTATTCCTAAGTTAAACCCTAAAAACGCTAAAAAATAATGGCATTACCTAAAGTATTATTCAATATTGCCAAAGACGGCTTAGGCAGGACAACGGCTATACAAAAGACTACTGGGCTTATCGCAACGGGAGTTACGGTGAGCTCTAAAGTAGAGTTGGGCAAGTCGTACCAAGTCTTCTCACTCAAAGAAGCCGTAGCTTTGGGAATTTCGGAAACTGAAAACGCTTTTGCTCACAAGCATATTAAAGCGTTTTATGACCAAGCTCCAACAGGCACGCCATTGTGGCTAATGCTCGTATCAGATGCCACTACTATGACGGCAATGCTTGACAAAGACGGTGCATTTGCCCCAACTCTCATAGCTGATGCCAAAGGGGCTATCCGCGTGCTTGGGGTAGTGAAAAAAGCAACTGGTAGCGAGACTATCACCGCAGGCTTAGATGCTGATGTACAAACAGCCGTAGTGAAAGCACAAGCCCTTGCCGAGCACTTTGAAAAGAAGTATATGCCTTTTAGGGTAGTAGTATCGGGCAACAGCTGGAACGGCAAAGTAGCTGACCTTACTAATTTCTCGGAAAACGAACTCAACAAAGTGGCTTGTTTTATCGGGAATGACGATAAGGAGAAAGAAGCATCAGTTGGTTTGTTCTTAGGAAAGATTACATCTATTCCCGTACAACGAAAAATTCACCGCGTGAAGGACGGTAGTGTATTGCCATTGGTGGCTTATTTTACTGACGGCATGACTATTGACAGCAAAGCTGACCAGTGGGACGCCTTAGACGACAGAGGGTATATTTTCTTTCGTACCTTCGTAGGGCGTTCTGGCTACTACTTTTCGGGCGATAATACTCTTACCAAGCCCACTGACGACTTTAAAAGCCTTAGTAACGGCTTGGTTATGGACAAGGCAATGCTTCTAAGTTATGGGGTATTGGTAGAGGAGCTCAGTGACGAGGTGTTACTATCAGAAGACGGCAGTATTCACCCTGCTATTATCAAGAGTTGGCAAACCAAACTTGAGAGTACCCTGCAAAGCCAAATGGTCTCACAAGGTGAGCTTTCAGCAGTAAAGATTGATATAGACCCCACCCAGCGCGTTCTACAAACGGGTAAAGTGGTGATAGGTATCAAACTGTTACCTGTAGGTTATGCCGACTTTATAGAAGTAAATATTGGCTTTACTACAACAGTTACCCCGTAAGGTAATTAACCATTGATAATTAATCATTAATCATTTAGAAAAAATGGCAACATTCAACAGTAAACAATATGCGTGGTGTGAACTCTCTATCGCTTTTGCTGGGCGTATCCTCATAGGAGTTACGGAGCTGGAATATACCGAAAAGCGTGAGAAAGACTTGCTTTATGGGCGTGGGTGCAAACCTCACGGAATTGTGTCAGGCAACCGTAGCTTTGAAGGCAAAGTGAGCCTTTGGCAAAGTGAATTGGAAGCAATGACACGCGATGCGCCCAACAACGATATACTTGGGCTTAGCTTTGACCTTGTCGCTTCCTACGTGCCCTTGGACGGCGGACAGATAGTCACCGATATTCTCAAGCACGTGGAATTTACCGAAGTGAAAAAGGGAATGAAGCAAGGCGATAAGAATATGATTATAGAGCTCCCTATCCTCTTTACAGATGTAAAGAGACAAGTGTGAGCCACACGGGGCGGGTAGCACCCGCAGGTAATTTAAAAACCTTTTAAAAGCAGTTTAAAATGATTACTAAAGAAAAAATACAAGAATGGAAAAAGCAGTACGGCGATGTTTACGTGCTGAATATTGAGGACAAAAAAGCGTATTTGCGCACGCCCGACCGACAAACCCTTAGCTATGCCTCAACTTTGGCAACTAAAGACCCGCTGAAGTTTAACGAGGTAGTACTCAATAACTGTTGGCTTGGGGGCGATGAGGAGATTAAAACAGATGACACACTGTTTCTCGCCGCCAGTAGCAAACTGCCTGACCTTATACAGATTAAGGAAGCTACCTTGGAAAAGCTCTAAGTGATGCGGAAATTGACGAGCCTCGGGATTGGCTTCGTATCACTAACGCTTCCTTGCGTTACTATATGCGAATTACCAATCCCGACGACCTCACCGATACCCAGTGGGCTATGCGAGTAAAAGAATTAGAATGGCTTCGGCAAAAAGAAAAGGAACAATAATCACCAATGGCAGACTTGTTACAATATACCTTGTCCTTACGCGATATGGTAAGCGACCGCTTGCAACGCATCAATATCACTACTGATGCGATGCTTGACCGCTTTGGATCTTTGGAACGCCTACAAAGGCAGGTGTCGCAAGAGTTTAGCCAAATGGGCTCTTCGGTGAGTACCTTGCAAAGTCGGATTAATCTGTTGCGTGCTGAGCGTGATTTGTTACCCGCTAATGGGCTTACAACCATTCGCACTTATAATAGGGAAATCAACCGCTTAGAAAGGCAGGTTACCCAATTGCAGAACAATACTGGGGGTCGTCTGCGCTCTTGGTTCTCTCAGGCAATGGCAGGGCTACCTGGTTTGGCTACCAACCCTCTTATATTGGCGGGAGCCGTGATAGGGGGAAGTATCCGCAAGGGTATGGAAGCCGACCTACAACAAGCTAATATCACCACTTTGCTTCGTGGCGATGTAGAAAAAGCTAAAGCCTTATATGCCCAGCTATCTGATTATGGGGTAAAAACACCCTACGACAAGGCGGGACTTATTGAAGCACAGAAGACGATGATGTCCTTCGGGCTTTCCTCTGAGTTTGCTTTTGGCAAGCTCAAGAACATCGGCGATATTGCTATGGGTGATTCCCAAAAAATGAAGAGCTTATCACTTGCTTTTGCACAGGCTACTTCGGCAGGCAAGTTACAGGGGCAGGACTTAATGCAGATGATAAACGCGGGCTTCAACCCCTTGCAGGTGATTAGCGAGCGTACGGGCGAGAGTATGGCACAGCTCAAAGAACGAATGAGCAAAGGAGGTATTTCGGCTCAGGAACTCGCACAAGCCTTTGAATGGGCAACCGATAAACAAGGGCTATTCTACCAAGGTGCAGAAAAGGCGGGGCAAACCCTCAGCGGTAAGTTCAACAAGATGATGGACTCTATCACCGAACTTGCTCTAAAAGTGTACGAGGCTATTAGCCCTATACTTGGTCCCTTGGTAGACCTTATGGCAGTTATATTTTCAAGCATAGGAGGAGGTATAGGCTGGCTCATTCAGAAGTTTCAAGAGGCTAACCCTGTGGTGCTTCTCGTTGCAGGAGCTATAGGTATCTACGCAACAGCTATGATACTACACAACACCTATACAGCTATTGCTACCGCTTGGCAACATAGGCTCACCTGGGCAGTGATTAAGACAAACCTTGCTTTTTTAGCCAATCCCATTACGTGGATAATAGCGGGTATTATAGCCCTTATTGCTATCATCACTTATTGCATTGTAGGCGTAAGTGGTTGGGGCAAAGCGTGGGATAACACTGTACAAGGTATGAAGTATATATGGGAAGCCTTTATACTCACCTATAAAGCTCATTGGAATACAGCTGTTAATGCTTTTATGGCAGGTATAGATGCCTGTAAGCTTGCCTGGTATAAATTCAAAGAAGCGGTTGGTTTAGGCGATAGTTCCGAGAACCAAGCGATGATTGCCAAGATACAAAACGACTTGCAAGAGCGTGCCAAATCGGTAACTGAAGGATATAAGAAGGCAGGCGAGGCAGGGGCTAAAGCTAAAGAAGCCTTTGGCAAAATAGGGGACTCTTTAGAGTTCAAGAGCTTTAAGGAGGTAAAAGACGGACTAATGGGCAAGCTGGGTATGAAAACCGAAAGTACTCCCGCACCAGGGATAAGTCCTATTACGGGAGAAACTACAGCCACCACGGGAGAAGGCACTAAAACCAAGGACAATATTGTATCAGGAGGCACCCGACAAACGCATATCAATATACAGATAGGCAATGTAGGCACTGATACTAAGGTATATGTTTCCTCTGTACGTGAAGGAGTAGAGAACTTTG